ATGGGCACAATAGTCTCAAAATCACGCAAAGACGGCAGTATCTCACATTGTGCGCAGATACTCATCAAGCGAAAAGGCAAAATTGTCCATCGAGAAAGCAAGGTCTTCTCCCGCAAGAGGGTAGCCCAAGCATGGCTCAACAAACGAGAGACCGAATTATCGCTTCCAGGCGGGCTAGAACGCGCCCAGAAACCCTCGAAGACTTTAGGGGGCGTAATAAAGCGATACATCGAAGATCACAACAAAAACATTGGGCGCACCAAAGCACAGGTTCTGGAGACGATCCGGGAGCAACATGCGATCGCGGAACTGGACTGCACCGAAATCAGATCCGAACACATCGTTGAGTTTGCAAAACAGCTCTCTCAAAACGTCCAGCCACAAACAGTCGGCAATTACCTCTCCCATCTTTCAGCGGTGTTCTCCATTGCTCGTGCAGCATGGGGGTACCCCCTAGACAAACAAGTCATGGCAGATGCGCATATCGTATGTAAACGCCTTGGCATCACATCAAAGTCCAAGCAGCGGGATCGTCGCCCGTCATTGGAAGAGCTAGACAAGCTGCTAACGCACTTCTGCCTGAGCCAAGCAAAGTATCCGGGCAGCACTCCCATGCCGCAGATTATACCGTTTGCTCTGTTTTCTACGCGTCGCCTTGATGAGATTTGCAGACTAACCTGGGCTGACTTTGACAAAGAGCACAAGCGCATCTGGGTGAGAGACATGAAGCATCCAGGCGAGAAGATCGGAAACGACGTTCTGGTTGATCTGCCAGACCGGGCAATCTCCTTCCTTGAAAATCAAGGTGAAGTTGACGAGAAGATTTTCCCTTACAACCCGAGAACCATCTCAACGACCTTCACAAGAGCCTGCAAGGTACTTGGCATTGAGGATCTGCACTTTCACGATCTGAGGCACGAGGGCATTTCGACCTTGTTTGAAAGCGGCCTAACCATCCCTCACGTCGCAGCTGTTTCAGGCCATAGGAGTTGGACTTCATTGAAGCGCTATGCCCACATTCAAAGCAGCACAGATAAGTACGAGGATTGGGAATGGTTAGCCAACCTCACGACACTCGCGATCACTGAAGGCGTCGCAGATACCAAAGAAGAGGCATAAGCAGATCCGGGATAGACTTGCGCTGCTCATGACACAAATTTCAGGTTTAACGTCATACCATTCTGCGAGCACCACTTAATGCTCTGTTAGGCAACATTAGGTGACCTAACTCACGCGCCCTTTCCCTGTTTCGTCCATGTCAGGACAAACAAGGAGAAAAATATGTCGTTCACCCGATCAGCCAAAGTGGTATTCGCTGTAACTGCGATTGCTGCAATTTTGGGCGTACAAACCGCATCAGCTAACCGTGCAGTACTCGTTGATGAAGACCTTTGTGATGATGAAATGCCTCTCACCCCGGTCACCCTTTCCTGGCTTACTGACCCTGCATACGGTCATGCTTTTAACTCAATCTATGTCCTCTCTAAAGAAAACGGCATAGTCCCGATCACAAAGTCCGCACCTGATTTCAAAACAGTGACGGATCTTTTTGTATTAGGTCATGGAGACTGCGGCGAGATCTTAGGCATGAAGTCTACGAAATTTGCAACTCTGATGCAGGGCGCATTTGGCGAAAACGAGCCCGATAACATCATACTAGGCGCATGCGAAAGTGGTAAGCTGAATTCTAACAGCCCTGCCGAAAGTTTGACACTAGCGTTTCCAAAAACCACTATCAAGGCATTCAGTACGGGAGTCGGTATTCTTGGCAATGGAAGCCGATCCCCTAAGTACTGGAGTTTCGGACAACCGTTTTTTTGGCGAACAGAAACTGTCATGAAGCGAATAAAGCTCCTAGTTGGTAATATTTCTAAAAAGTGGCTCGCAGATGAAGAAGGCGCAACCCAGAAAAGCTGCGGCGATCAACTGAAAGAAGCAATGCGTAATCAAGGAGAAGACAGCTTTGATCGCTTTGCTAACCTAACCTTAGAGAAGTTCAGCAATGAGCATGCGGAGGCGGGAGATTATGATATCTCTGAGCTTTATTCTTATAGGGTCCGCCATGGTTTAACAGCGTGTCGTGGCGGCCTACCGCTCTCCAGTTCGGATGAACCATGCGGAACAGCACTACTAGAATAAACCCCACCATCCCATCAGGTGGTGAGGCCATTTCCTAACCCACATAACTCTCCACCAATGAGAGGGGCAGGATGACTGCTCTTCTCTGCTTGCCGTCTATGGTGATGGCGTTTTGGGATTGGTGGGCGCCTACCAGCTTTTGCAGGGCGAGTTTCCAGTTGCCGTGCCATTGGGTGAGGCGGAAGACCTCCCACAGGTAGTCGTGATCGTAGGCGATGGCGACGCCGTCCGGGTAGGCCTGGGGGCGCAGTTTGATGCCCAGTTGCTCCATGCGGCGGGCGCCGATGTCATCTGCCAGGGCGAAGGCAAGGGCAATGCGGACGGAGAGGTTTTTGCCGCAGGTGAAGTTGATCAGGTGGGTCAGACAGCCTTCCGGGTCATCGGCGGCGGTGCCGGCGACTTCGTTGACGCCCTCTCCTGCGATCTCTGGCAGGCCGAGCCTGTCCCACAGGGCCATGGCGGCCTCGCGGCCATAGATGTAGCGCGCTTCTTTGAGGAGATTGGCGCGGGCGTTCATCTCGTTGACCAGCAGAACCTGCTTTGCGTCCTCCTGCTTTTGGGGTGTGGGGCCCATGGAGTAGGTGCCGGACTGGCGCAGCGCGGGCAGCACTTCTGCCGTCACCCATTTTTTGAACTTTTTGGCCGCTGGCTTGCGGGAGTTGAAAATGAGCGAGTAGAGACCGCTCTCATTCACCGCTGTTGTTTGACGCTTGCCCGCGTTCGTGTCGGTTGAAACGACACGAACGTCATCGCTGTCAAGTTTGGCGACGGCATCGCGGCTGTTTTTGATATCCAGCACCGTGCAGACATCTTTGGCGATGAACCAGAACAGGCCCTCCACCGATAATGTGCGCAGGCTGTGGTCTTCAAAGTCGAAGATGGTGAGCGCGCTCATGCCTGCCCTCCCCGGTTCAGCTTGCGGACGTTGAGTTCCACCGTTTCCAGAGCTTTGATGAGGCTGGCGTGCCGGTCTTCTAGCTCGCCCTGCAGAGCCAGTGCTGCGTTCCACAGAGGATCGGAACTGGCGATCTCGTTGGAGATGTGGCCGAGCGCGGTGAAGAGCCCCTCCATGCGACTGCTCAAGGCGTTGAGTGTGGCAAGGCCGCTGTGAATGTCATTAAGTGAGGTATTCCGGGAAAGTTCTGTCATGACTAATTCCCTTGTGTGCGAAATTAGTCTGGTCGACACCTGCGAAAATGGCGGCCAGACGCCACGGGTTCGCAGACCGGTACACAAGGAAACCGGCAGGCACAAAGCCTCCCATAACGCCTGACCATATGCGCAGCAAAAAACGCGCTCAAAAAGCGGTTTTCTGGCGCGTCGACGCCTTGTGTGTTCGTTCAGGCTGCGAAACCCGGCTCACCGCTTTCAGATGAGCATGGACAGGTTGACGGAGGATGGGAAGGTTGTCAAGGGAGGTGGAATAAGAGCAATAAAGCTAAAAATTTATCACTTTTACAAAATGAGAAGTCTGTTAGCGTCTTTACAACTATAGGGAGATGCGATTCATGGACACCATTTTTAGTAATGAAAACATAGGTGTTAATATTGCTATTGGCATTACGCTCGCACTGGCAATTACTATCGCAGTTGTGTTTGTGATCAAGTTTTCATTTTCTTCTAAGAAATCAGGACAGAATGGATCTCTTGTCGACCAGTCCGGTGCAAACGCTGGTGGCGATATTGTTGGGAGAGACAAGATCACAAATGTCAAAGATCAAGAAGACGCCTAGTTCATGAGCCCAATTGTTACCAACCAGCATGGTGCAAACGCAGGCCGAGATATAGTAGGACGCGATAACACCAATAACTATACCTACAATATCAATAGTACTTCAAATACAATCGCAGACCCGCTAATTGCTCGCCTCTGCAATGAGCTACAAAGCGCTATTGATGAAGATGCAACGATTGCAGACATCGTCGAAAATCTGAGCATTTACAAAAGAAAACGAAATGCAAAAGATGGTGTAGTTGGTTTAGAGCAAAAGCTAAACCAATCAAACAGAGAGCATCTCTTAGAAGACGCGCTTGAGCAAAAACAACGTTTTGTGGAACTGCTCAATAAGTGGTCATTGTATGCATCCGCACAAGAAATTTTCGCACATTTGCTCGCAACAGCTAAACGAAATTTTGCAACTCAAGTTTACTGCCATGTAGATAAGGCGGACAACGCTTTAATAGACAAGTTAACTGATGAGCATGTTGTAAAAGTAACTGTGCAAATGGGCTCAGACATTCCTCTATTTACGATTAATACAGACATTGCATTAGGTCTTTTGTACTGGCTCGCTGAGCAATGCTTAATTAAGTGGCACAAATGACGCAACTCACTTACCAACCTTCTCAAGATGCGTATCACACTGCATTCCGTATCATGCGCCTCAGTCAATCTTGCTGGTCTCGTGAACCAGTACATTTTGACGCTCTTCGAATTTTTGACTTTTTTCTACTATTTCCCTTTTTTATCTCTGAAATACGGGTTCAACGAAACCACACATCATATAAGAAGTTGGGCAGAAAATACTCAAACGCGAGACCGTTTGGTCATCTACCTGAAAAACGTACCCTACTTAATAAGATGAATGTAATTCATTTATCTGCTGTCGAAACTCTGTCTAAAGCTGGAATTGTAGATGCTCAGGTTTGGACCTCGGAAAAAGCAATTGTTCAAAAAGCGAACATTCCAACTCCACTTCAAGAACGAATAAATGAAGTGAACGCAGATCAAAGCGATCTAATAGAGTTTATTGGTGTCTTGGCATCTCATTACCCGCTGTTGGGGAAAGATGGATTGAAAGACCGCAGCGCACTTATGGAATATAGATATGACACGGTTTGATCCTAGTATAAGACTAAACCGCTTACTTGTTCAGAAAGATGATCGTTTCGTCTATGATGAAGAGTTCCACGATGGTGTGAACATTATTCGAGGGGACAACTCATCCGGAAAATCTACCATTCTGAACTTTATATTTTATGTTCTCGGTGGTGACGTTGCTGAATGGAGTGAAACAGCACTGCTATGTACCAGTGTAATTGCTGAGGTTGAGTTTAACGGAATTGTTGCCACTTTAAGAAGATTTATTTCTCCGAGGAATGGACAGCCAATGGAGATCTTTGGTGGGCCGTGGACAAAAGCAAAGTCTGCGGGTCCTGCTTCTTGGAAGAGGTATCCATACGCAAGATCTCAATCACTTGAAAGTTTCTCCCAAGCCTTGTTCCGCTTACTTGATATACCTGAGGCGATCAGTGACAGCACAGGTAACTTGACGATGCATCAAGTATTGCGCCTACTATATGCTGATCAGTTGAGTCCGGTTGAGAGCCTCTTTTTGTTCGATAAGAGATGGGATACCCCAACCATACGAGATGCAGTGGGCCGACTACTGTGCGGTGTTAAGGAAGCAGACCTCTATGCCAATGAGCTAAAAATAAGATCTCTTCAGAAAAACCAATCAATTCTACAGGGAGAACATGACAGCCTTGTTTTGGCACTTGGGGTCAGTGCAGAAAATCTGACTGTGGAGTGGGTTGATCTTCAGAAAGAAAGCACAACAAAGAATTTTGATCAACTTCAACAAGTCATCGATACTAAGCTAAAATCAGTGAACACTGATGCAGCAAGTCAAACTTATACACTTGATGCTCAAAACAAAGCCTACAGCGAAACCAAGAGGGCAATGGGGCTACTCACTGAAAAGCAAACCGAAATTGATAATCTCACTCTAAGTATTGCAGATACTCAAAAGTTCATTTCTGATTTAGAGGCAAAACTGAGAGCTCTAAAAGATTCAGCGCTGACTGCAGAGGTAATTGGGGATGTGACATTTCAAACCTGCCCAGCTTGCTATCAACCATTAGATAAGCAACATATCGCGCATGCTTGTCACCTGTGTAAACAGCCTTTCGAGAACAAAGATGTTGTTAATCAAATAGCTGAATTGATAAATGAAACCTCGTTACAGATTAAGCAAGCTACCGTTGTGCAGCAAAATCGTGAGAAGAAGTACTCCACGCTGAACAAAGAGATAAATGAGCTCAAAGTGACGTGGCATACCCACAAGTCAGAACTCGAGCAAGTTAAACGTTCACCGACAACAGTAGCTCAGGATGAACTTCGAGAACTGTATACGAAAGTCGGCTATTTACAGAAAGAAATTGAAGAATATGACCGCCTCGCAGGTGCGGTAAAGAAAGTTACAGAACTGAGAGCCAAAATGTCAGAGATAGCGTCAAACATCTCTGATCTTACGAACCAAAATAAAGCAATTAAAAAACAGCAACAAAATCGAATTTCAGTTGCGTACACAGAAATCGGCGACCAAATAAAGACACTTTTGCGGAATGACCTAAATCGTCAGCACGGGTTTGAAAATCCCGAGGTGATTGATTTTGATTTTGGCGCAAACACCATAAGAGTAGATAATAAATCTTACTTCTCTGCTAGTTCTAGAGTAATCTTAAAGTCCAGCTTTTTCATTGGTTTCTTAGCAGCAGCTCTAAAGAAGAACTTTTTCAATCATCCTAGATTTTGCATTATCGATACAATTGAAGATAAGGGTATGGAGCCGACTAGGAGCCAAAATTTTCAACGAGAAATAGTTCGAGTTTCCGAGACATCAGGAGTGCAAAATCAGGTTATTTTTGCTACCGCAATGATCGATCCAACTTTGAATAATGAAAAGTACTGTGTCGGAAAGTATGCGACACGGAGTAACTATACCCTCGATATTCTCTGACATATTTTTTCACTGATCCTTAACCAGACGTTGCAGGAACCGCAGTCAAACCACGTTGGCTGCGGTCGATTGCAAGACTACTTCAGCCTCAGGACATTGATGTTATAGAGTTCGCTTTGAGGATTGTCGTCACAGGCGAGCGACACATGCCATTTGCTGTCGTATGGCTTCATGGAAATGGTTCTTTGGCTGACGCCGGATGACTTGTCCGCCCTCACCTCACTGCAATCAATAATGGTCAGATACTGGGTCTCTCCTGTGGTGTGCAGTACGGTATCTTCCGCCACCACCATCACATGCCCGGTATCTGTGGGATGCTCTGCTTTGGGCAGCGACCACGCCAGGATGGATCCACCGGCAATGTAATAGGGCCCGATGTTGACACTGCCGTCGTCCATGTCCGTGATGTTCTGCTTCACGAAAAACTCGTCTGAGGCTTGCGTGGCATAGTCATCCGCAAGCTTCTTCTCTCCGTGTTCATTGAGCGCCGCGCCAACACCACCGCTGACATGAGAGACCACGTGATTGATAAAACCGGAGCAATCGGTGAGCACAAACGGTGCCTCGTTCACAATGCCAACACAGGGATTGCTTCCACTCCCCGCAATTCCATAGACCCCAAAGGTGGAGACAGTGTAAGCGGACTGTATCCGCTTGGTGAGCTCATCTTTGGCTGCTTTGAGCTGCTCCGGGAAACTGCTGTTTTCCAGCTTGTCAAAGTCCGAGAACTTCTCACCTTTCAAGAAATCAACTTCGTGATAGGCATAGACATTCAAAACCTTTTCCGTGGCCAACACAAAGCTTTGCGCACACTCCAAAACAGAGCCGTAATTGATAGGGAGTAACATTTCCAGTTTCCTTACTGTTGGTTTTCTGGAGTTGTTGAGATACCTGCAATCCAACCCTAAGTTTTGCCAGGCTCCCCTGCCAAGCGCTGCTTCAATCTAAGGTGTACACGTCTTTTACCCACACCTGCGCATTTTATGATGGTTGCGCTTGATGTTTGAGAGACTTTTGAGCCCCTAAAATTTGAAAGCATGAGCGGATTTAAATGACGCCCGGTTCAGGTTAAAAATGCACGTCAATATTGAGAGCAATTGGATCAGCAGCCTAAGTTGTCTGGCAGCTGATCCAAGGCTTTGTTAGCAGTAAGATTACAGAATTATCGAAGATTGTTTTGCTTGATGTATTCTTCGATAACCGGGTTTTGGTAGTTCGTTGTTATGGAGATTTTAATTTTGTCAATATCAGGGTCTGAGCTGTTGTAGTTGACGGTATGGAACACCATAAATGGCCATCCGATGGTAAGGCCATAGCTATCAGGCGACTCGTCGTAAAAGCGCATATCGATAACTGAGCTGGGGGCTCCAGCTCTTACTAGGATCTGATATTCGTAAATAATCCCGCCTTCGACTATTTGAATGCTCTCGATGAAGCCACTTGTTAGAGATTTAATATCGGTTCCTTTTATCAGAATATTGCCACCGTCAGGAACTAGTAAGCCGTCAGTCAACTCATAGCTTGTTGTGTTGCCGTAGACTTTAGTTGTTGCTTCAAAAGGATTATTAGAACTGGACATGATACAACCATCCTTACAGTATTAATTCCTCATCAATGTTTGGAATGATTATTTTATCACGATCAATATTTATGAATTACTACTACATACATCTAAGTCACCTAACAGCTAGTATCTTTACTGCTGCAGTAAATTTGCTACTCTTCTTATCTATTTCTTCTCCCGCAGTTGCTTGCGCTTGAGCTGAATATCCAGAAACCGCAACCAGACCATGAAGGCGGCGCCGAGCACGGTCAGCAGAATGATCGCGGCCTGCAGGAGCGGTTCTGCATAGCCCTCCCAGATGTTGGCGATCCAGGCAGAACCTAACGCTGCCGCCGTTGAGATTTCACCGCGTGTGATCATGAGAGCCTCTGTTTTTTGGCAAAAGAAAACCCGGCATCCTGCGAGGCCGAGTTCTGACATTTCCTTTGTGTGCTGGCTTAGTTATCCAGACACCACGGCGCGGCTTTGGTGCCGCCGTCATATGTCACCGCATGGCCGTGTTGGATGAGGAGCTCGGCCAGATCCCTGCCATCACTCAGGGCCAGCCTGCCCAGGGCACGGCCTGCGTACTTGCCAAGCTTCACATCGCTCAGCAGCAAGGTGTCCTGCGGCTTTACATGGGCCTTCACAAACCGCGTGGCTTTGAGGCCCAGCTGCTTTTCTCGCTGCTTGATATGTTCTGGCACGTCCGCAGCTTTGCCGCCATAAAGCGCGGAGCAGCCGGTGCTGCGTTTTTCAGGCGTATCAATGCCATTCAGCCGCACATCCACGCGTTTGAAGTCCATGGGCCAGACTTCCACAAACACACGCAGGGTATCAGCATCAATGACTTTGATTGTTTGGGCCTTGTATGGCCCGGGCAGTGTTCGGCTTTTGGCCAGCGTTTGCTGTGCGCCTGCCCAGATCGTCAGGCACAGGATGGTTGTCAGTAGATGTTTCATGGTGACCTCTCAAGATTTGGCAGGCCGGTTGCTGCCATGTGTCGATCGCGCACACAGCCCGCCGCAGAGCCTGATAGTGCGCTGTAACCTGCCGCAGCTTTGCATGTCGCGGCAGGGTCTCCAGTTCCTGCGCTACAGCGGCAGAGTATGTGAGGCTGTAGGGCTGAAGCGTCGGAGTTGGAAAGCGCCAGTGATAGCTTGGTTCTGGCGGATCAGAGCCCGTGCTTGCGCAGGCGCTCAGGCAGATCATCAGGGCTATCCTCCAGCTGAGCCTGATGAGCGGCGGCCTCTGCCACCCTGGCCTGCTGCTCGAAGTCATGATGTTCCTCCGTTTTGATGAGCCGATCGGTGCGGGCCTGCGTGCGCTTCTGGTCAAGGTGGCTGAAGAGCGCCTCAGCTACAGCCTTGATGAAGATCTGCAGCAGCTGGTTCATGCGCCGCCCTGCCCGTTTGTCCGTGCACCCTGCTGGATCTTCTGCAAGGTTCTGGGCCCAACACGTCCGGAGACAAACTCTGCCAGATCCGCTGGCTGCAGTTTGAAGTGGCGGATGGCATCCGGTGCTTTTCTGGTGGCATAGCCAGCAAGCTCGGCCACGAGCTGGGATCTGGAGTGAATGCGCATGGACGCCCGGTTGCCCTCATAAGCATCCGTCAACATCTGGCGCAGTTTGGAAACGACAATTTCCTCCAGAGTTTTGCGGTGGCGTTCATCCAGCGATACGCCGACGTATCGGTGCAGCAAGCGCCCGGCCCATGCCAGAGCAGCAGAGACAAGCGCTCCGAGCAGCGCGATAAGCGTCGGCATGACGGCTTCCGCCAGCGGCGCAAGGTCAATGGTGTAGCTGCCCTCAGGTGCAGCCAGCGCTGTGCTGGCAAAACTCAAGGCGGCATAGCAAAGGGCGCACAGGCCCATTGCAAGGGAAATGATCCGTTGCATTCAAACGTCCTTTCAGGAGTGAAGTGTGGCCGTCAGGTGTTGTTCCAGGTGGCGTTGGTGCCACGCCCGTCCACATGGATGAAACTGCGATAAAGGCCGAGGCCGCCGCAGAACGTGCCGCAATCGCGCTGGATGCTGAGCCAGTCAAAACAGGCTTGCGGGGTGATGCCAGGACAGCTCAGATCCAGCGCGGCAAACTTCAGGTGCTGGCTGCGGGAGGCTCCACCAATAGCCGCGTTATAGGCAGCAGAGCGGTAGGCGGAGAGAATGACAACCGGTCGCCCGAAGTGTTCTCTCATTCTATCAGCCATCGTGATGGCGGGGATAATATTAGGCCAGAGCTCTGGAGGTGGTTCGGTGTTGAGGCCAAACCCGCGATGCCCACGGGTCTCATGCGTTTGCCCCTTGCTCAGCAGCTCATGGGGAGAAAAATGGCGCAGATTGAGACCTTCGCAGAAGGCGGCAAAGCCCTCCACGCTCTCAAGTTCAGTGATGTTCATGGAAGTTACTCCAATAAAAAACCCGCCTCAGAGGGCGGGTGGATTAGCTGCGGACGACGCAACCAGGAGCTGAATTAATCTGCAAAATGCAGTATATTAGTTTTGTGGTGAAGGGGATGGATGCCCCATCCCCACCACAAGGAGAAAAGCGAAATGAAGTTACAGCTTCTAGCAATTCTCCTTCAGATTATCGTGGGCTTGATGCTCTTAGTGAACATCATACACCATTGGTAACCTGAAGCCGGTAGGCCCTCTCTGACACAGAGGGTCTACTTGGCTTACAATATAGGAGCACAATCATGTCAACGCAAGATAAACTGGCGATCGCCTCTATCGGCCTTTCCATCGTGATCCTAATTCTGATTGGCATTAACTACGGTTGGTTTTCGTAAATATCCAGAGCCACAACAACTCTAAGCCGGTAAATCTTAGTGAGTGCCAGCCTTGGCTTTACCCTCAATTTCTGTCAGCAAACCGCCGCCCTTTGAATAAGAATGAGTGACACTTTCAGCGATGAACTCCAGCCCATCCACGCCAGCGCGAACACCCGCAAAGGAGAAAGGTTGCCCGGCAAGGAAATCTGGTCTGCCTTCAATGGAGACTGATGCGGCTGTTTCTCCTCGCAACAGCTCTTTGGCCCGCGCTTTGGCCGCTTCTCTTGCCTCACTTTCAGAGCTGAAGGTCTCACGGATCTTGTAAGTCCCCTTCCCGTCCTTATCACCCTGTGCTTCAACACCAACGCGGCGGGCTTTGTTTGGATCCTGATAGTACGCCTTGATTGTTTTGTAGCGGCCACGATCGCCAAACCGAACCCGGCACGATCCTTCAATGATCTGGGTTGGGATTATGGTTTGAACCGGCAGTACTTTGCCGCTTGCACTTTTGCCGGTGCCTTTTTCAGCAAAAACAAGACGGCCATCCTTGATCGCAAAGAGCGCTCCATGACGGCGGGCAAGCCGCTCCAGAAAGTGCATGTCCGATTCACTTTGCTGACCAAGCCACTCATAAACGTGGCCAGCAATACCATCATCAATGACTGGCTTCAGACCATGTTCACCGGCAAGCTGCTTTACAATGTCTTTGACGGACTTGTTGTCGAAGTGGCGCTCTTTCTGGGTCTTCAGCTCCTCAGTCACATCCGCGCCAGTTCCTGGCACGTTGAGGAGGTACGGCAGGCACTGCACTTCAACTTCGCTGGCCGTATACTCTCCTTTGTAGACCAGACCGCTGGTTGCATAGCCCATCCAAACCTTGATCTTGGCTTTTGGTTTTGGCAGCTCCACAAAGGGCGGCCCATCTTCCAGTTCCAGATCAACGGTATCTGATCGCGTTCCTTCCTGGTCCACCACACGAATAGAAATCAAACGCTCCAAAAACAAACCGGAGACTGGTTTGCCGTCTATGGAAACTTTCACGATTGGCCGCATTATTCTAATCCCAGAGCTTGAGAGTGGTTGCTGTTCCGTTCTGGCCTAGTACCGGCATGGAGATTTTCGTTCCACGCGGCACCATCCGGGCAAGGCCCACAAGATGCTCATTCTTGTTCAGCACCGCTTCAACGCTGCCTTTTGTGTGTCCGTAATATCGCGAGCAGATCAAGTCCAACGGACGATCCATGTCCACTTCAATCAGTTCCGCCATTGGCGCCCCACAAACAGAGTCAGAAGATCGAAGCGACTGCCCCAATCACATTAAAAAAGCTGTCGGGATAAGCCAGCAGCTCGATGGAGTATTCATTTTGCGCCGGCATACCGATCCGGTTGTGAAGGCTTTGGGTCTCCTCCACCCCTTGGATTGTGTGAGAGCCAAACACCCGCCCACCAATAGAAACCAACATCAAAGGCACACCCTGCCTGGCAGCAAGGCGCACACCATCAAGTGTTGTTTGCCCGCCAAACTCTTGCGGGAACAGAACACCATTGATACGGATGGTTTCAGAGCCTGGTCCTGTCCACTGCTGGGCATCCATGCGCCCGGCAGTTTCCAAAGTTGCCCACTGGGTCTCTAACGTCCGCTCAAGCTCGGTGTAGCCAAAGCCGTGCGCGTGGAACATGAACGGCCCAAGCGCCATGGGAATTGGTCCAGCCATAGCAGCCCCTTCCAATTTGCGTTTTTGAGAAGAAGATTTCCCGCTTAAATGCCACCGTCAGAATGATATTGGCGGATAGCCTTCACGGTCTCACGGCCTACATCCTTACCCAGAGCGCGAGCATCTTTGCCACCTCCACCAGATATATGCACATGAAGCTCACCAACCAGCGGCACACTTCGCGCTGAGCTGCCAGCTCCTTGCAGCTGAACAGATGGCGGAGTGAACAAGGCAGCTTGAGCAGGCGGTTGAGGCAATGATAAACCAAGGGGCATTGCAATTGCAGCGGAAGCCGCAAGCGCTCGGATTTGCTTTAGCTGATTGTTGTTGGAAACATACTGGCCTTTATTGGTCCAGATGTATTCCGGCCCGTTTTCTCCAACCAGCGCAGGCCCACGGCCCGTGATGCCGCCTCTTGCAAAAGCCGGCACAGGTTTAGCCTGAGGTGTGGCCAATTGCACGGCCACCGCTTTAATCTGGTCTGCCTTTTGTTGCAGAGCCTGAGCAATCTGAGAGGCTTGCAACTCCTTTTCCAGTTTAGCAATGGATTGTGTCAGCTGGTCACGTGCCCTGTTTAAGGTCATGAGCTGAGACGCCTCTAAAGGTGTGCCCTTCACCTTGGCAATCTTGTTGTCAATGAACGCGAGCTTTTCCTTGGCTGTCGCCAGATCTCCGGTGAAAGCATTCTGGGTTTTGGTTTCACGCGGTCCATAGATCTGATCGCGTATTGCAGTCAGTTCTTTTGGCGTTTCAGCCAGCGGATTATAACGTTGCCACCAATCATCGCGCGAGGCCCAATACTCCTCCTGCTTTTGTTGAAGCAGATCCGCCTTCTGACCGGCTTCAGCATGCGCTGGGATGATTTTGCCAACGCCCCAATCAAGTCCATTACTAGCTGCTTCAGCAACTTCTTTATAGGCAAGTGCACCAGACAAAGTCCCGGCTAGCCTTCCTGCCTTACCAAGAAAACCACTAAATGAGCCCCAAAGGCCTTTTTTCCCTTTTACAGATGTACCGGTCTTTCTACCGCTGCTCTCTACACCGCCTCCCAGCAGCACCTCACTCAGAACACCTGCAGCACGGCGTCCTCTGAGAGTACCCGTCGCCATCCTCAAGCCAAGCGCTGCAACCGTTGCTGTTGCCACAAGCGCAGTCAGAGCACCGCCCACAGCAACCAAGCCAGCCACAACAGCTGCTATCGTGCCTGCAAGTTTGGCCTGATCCGGATTTTCGCGCACCCAGTCACGCAATGGGGCGAGGAACTCACGGATACTCTTGGAGACTGCCCGAACAACCGGCAGCATGGTTTCACCAAATTGCGCTTTGAGCGCATACATCTCATTGGAAAGTAGTTGCAGCTCGTTTTTGGTTGTCGCTGAGCGAGATTTAAACTCAGCTTCCGCCGATCCTTTGTAACCTGCATAGTCGTTATTGGGATCATACTGGCCATCATTTTGCACGAGCTTGTAGGTGTCTTTCAGGAGCTGGACATTCGCAGTCAAGCCTCCAAACGCAGCTGCTTCCTGACCAAACAACTTATTTTCAATCGCCAAGCGGCGGTATTCTTCCACGCCTCCCAGCTTTTCAACCACCTTGAGCAAAGTACCAAAAGCGTCAACCTGCATATCCTTGGCAACCTGGACAGGGTCCATGCCGATTTCATCAAAGGCCTCCCTCTTATCCTTGCTTAAGGTGTCAGCACCGGTCAAAGTATTGATCACATTCTTAAATGTAGTAGCGACGACTTCCGGCGCAAAGTTGCTGGCTATCATGGAGGAGCCAAGCGCTAGGGTTTGATTTTGGGTAAAGCCTGCTTTCCCAAACCTACCTGCAACTCGAGAGAAGTAATTCAGCAGGTCAGGAGCTTGGGATGATGTCTTATTTGAAAGATGGTTCACTGCATCCACATAGTCCGTCAGCCCTTCAAGATCCGTACCTAAAGCAGTTTTCGTCTTTGCCAGAACTTTACCTGTCAGCCCGCCATCAAGATCGAATGCCACACCTGTTTTACCGGCAAGCTCGGTAAAACGCATCAAATCCTCCTTGGCAATGCCAGCTCCACTGCCCTCTTCCTGCAAGGCGAACAGTTCAGTCAAAGGCATGGCAATCTGCGTCGACTTGTCAATCGTCGCCTGTTTGAACTTCTTCTCTTCCTCCTCATTTTCAAAGGAGGTCTTGGCTTTCACGCCCGCAAAGGCATCTTCTACATCAATTGCAACATCAACCGGGTTGTACATCGCCCGCAAAGCTCTTTGGCTGCCATAGAAAGCCGCAGCCCCACCAGCACCAACAGCTGCTGCCTTAACAGCTTTGCCCTTCATAGCTTGCTGTTTTTGCTCGCGCACCTGAGCAGCCTGACGCTGCTGATTTAACTTGGTATTTTGCGCATCGATCGCTTCACTGGTTTTGTCCATGGCCACAGCAAGCTTACGCTCTTCTGCTGTCAGGTCCTTCACGTTCATGCCAGCTGAGCGCAGGCCGTTTTTCATATCTGTAAGAGACTTGGAAACCTTCCTTGTCTCTCTGGAGAGCTTTTCAGCGCCCTCCTCGGCCTGGTCATAAGCCCGGCCAACTTTCTTCACTTCGCGTGTGGTGCTGGCAAGCTGCTTGGAAAGGGTTTTAGCTTCCTGCCCGGCTTCTTTGGTTTCAGCATTGAGCGCAGTCAGCTGTTCTTTCTGCGCAGCCCGAGTTGCTTTTAGGCCCTGCTCTTCTGCCTTTAACTCAGCAATGGCCGCTTTCAGACCATCAATCGGCTCTTTGGCTTTTTTCGCCGCCCGCATCTGCTGTTCCAGAGCTTTGCGCGCTGCCTGATTGCTCGCCAGCTGTTTGCTGGTTTCAGCCTGCTCAGCTTTAAGGCGCTGCATGCGGTCAGCAAGCTGCCTCACGCGCTCACTTGCCGCCTCATAAGATCCGGCCAGTAATGCCGCCTGACTGTTCAAGCCAGCCAGCTGCTCACGCCGTCCTGAGAGCGTGTCATAAGCTGCTTTGGTTTTATTCTTCAGGCTGTCCAGCTGGCCTTCCAGCTTCCTGAAGTCACCAAGCTGGTTCATCTTGCTGTTGAGGGTTTTCACCTCTCGCACCCAGGGTTCTGAAAACTTCTTAGCGGCCTGAGCGCTTGCACCCGTGGTCTTTTGAAACTCGCGGGTCATGTTGGAGACCACGCGCAAATTCAGTTGGGTTTCAATCTTGCGCATGGTGCACTCCAGCTAGGTTTAGTCAGCGCATTGAGGTCTCAAAAGCTTCCCTCTTGATCCTCTGGGCTTCATGAAAATAGGCAATGGCTTTTTGCGGTGACAGTTGTTCCACGTGGCTGAGCGGCGTGGAGAGGTGAGCGGCAATCTCTGCCGCCACCTGGAGCCAGCTTAAGGTTTGTCCGTCACCGCTTCCGCGTTTGGGTCTTCACCCTCACCCGGCCTTTTGTCAGGAGGGAGAAACAATGGAACCGTGAGCGTATCGCAAGCGTTGTAATCGTAAACTTTCAGGCGTTTGATGACCGGAAGGCTGACATCAGCCATAGCCGCCAGCAACACGGCGTTGCTTTCCAGAGAGTCCTTCTTAAACTTCTCTGCTGCGATCATGTCCGCAACAGTTGGCTCGCGGAACACAAGCTCGTTGTAAGTCCGCCCGTCATGCTCAACGGGACCTGTTAGTTTTACAGTAATCTGATCCATCTTGATCCCTTACAGCTGGAGCGCGCTGCGGATGCTGTCGTTTTGCGACACACCGCCAATCTTCACGTCGAAATCGTCGATCTCAACGATGGAAGCCCCATCGATTTCCAGTTTCATTGAATGGACGGAGACCTGGTAATCGGTCTCAGCTTTATCGCCAGGCTTCCAGCCACCAGCATCAACTTCACGCAGGAAACCGCGCATGTAACAGGTGGCGCTGTGCGTGGTGCCGTCTTCATCAACAAGTGCACCGGTGGCGAGAAAGTCCTTTTCAACCCCAGCGGCCAGCCCAAAGAGCTTCAGCGTCTCCGGATCAAAGGCAGTCATTTTGAAGCTCATTTCCAGCTTCTCATAGCCAAGGACCACATCGCGTTCTTTGATCATGCCGGCATTGCGCATGCTCTCAGTTTTTACCGTGAGCTTTGGAATGGTGATTTCGCTTGCGTTGCCCACTTTGGAATCGCGATCCACGAAAATGGTGCAGTTACGCAAGATGTATTGCGGCGTCTCTTTCATGGTTTTTCCTTAAACGGAGGTGGTCAGAACACCGTTCAAAAGCTCGGTGTAATAGGTGATGTTTCGGTGAGCGATGAAGCGGATATCTTCCATGGGAGCTGGCGGTTCAAAATCCACCGCCAGAGTGATTTTGCCGCCCGCCATGGCTTCATTGGTGTTGCGCTCCATGTCCAGCCAGACCCGGCCACCAAGAATTGCCCCTTCGGCCTTGAGCTTGGCCATGAAGGCATTCCCGCTCTCAACCATGAACCGCAGGTTGGCCTTGGAGAACGGCTTGTCGACAAACTCCATGTAAGCGCTGAGGATAGCAGCATTGATGAAATCGGCAGTACGGCGCACCGCCATAAACCGCCAAAGATCATCGCCGCCAGAAAGCCGGTTGCCCCAGGTCTTAAACCCTTCCCCATCATTGATGATGGTGGCAATACCGTTTTCATTGAGATAGTCGGTCTGAGGGCCATATGCGATTGGGCGGGATACCGCCGTCACGCCGTTGATTGGTTTATTGGAGAGTGACCACCAAAACCCATGTGTGCGGTCAGTTCTCGCCTGCACGCCGCAAAAATAAGGTGCAGCTGGCTTAAACCGGTTGGCGTTGATATCCGTGTCCCAATCCCCGGCCTTTGGGTCCACAATGTAAATGCGCGGGTGGGCATTTACTTTCTTAAAGTTCACCGCGTCCTGGTCAGTGCTATCAGGTCCATCAACAAGGCCAATAGCTTCAAGTTCATCGAGAACACCGCCAAGCTCGGCAATCACCGGATCGCCAACTGCACCGATATTGACGGTCGCGGTTGCCCCGTTGCCATCCCCGTTAAAGGTAACTGTCGCATTGGTGTAACCAGAACCAGCCTTAGTAATCACCACCTCAGTGATTGCCCCTTCTGAGACCATTGCAATAGCATCAGCTCCGGTGCCATCACCTGCAATTGTAACGGTTGTGGAATCGGTATATCCCGCCCCACCATTGGTCACGTTGATGGACTGCAGGCCTTTATCTTCAAAGCTGCCTGTAAAGCCAGGAATGGCAATCAGGCGCGGTATCAGACCATGTGCTGGCTGGCATTTTTTAAGCGCATGGATGCCTGTGAGCGCAGAGGCCTCACCGATCACGTTGGAAAGCGTCGCAGCGGCATCTGCCCCTTCAGCAACGCGGATCACAAACACGTAGGTTCCCACCTGTTTGAACACCGCATCAACACCATCGCGCAGGTTGCCATCCCCAAGCTTTGCCGCCTTGCTCTGGTCCCCCAAAAGCAACACCGGTTCATTCAATGGGAAGGTTTCAGCATCGGCACCTTCAGCAGTGCCAATCAACGCGATGGTAGAAGTTTGGGCAATTTCAATGAGAATGGGGTTTTCAGCAGATTCAAAGACCCGCACCCCGTGGTGAAAGCTGACATCAGCCATTCAACTCTCCATAAAAAAACCGGCCTCACAGGACCGGATACGGATGAAACTCAAAAGGGAAGAGAAGTGGCTTAAAACAGCTCTGTCAGTGCAACCACTTCAGGCGGGCACACCGGCCAGCTGGCATCCAACGTGAAGTTGATGTCTGGATCTTCAGCCAGCTCAACCACTTTGGCCCGCATAACGCCCACCCAATCCAGCGCAGCCTTTGTGCTGGCCAAAACCGTGGCCTCTGCTGCACTTCGATCAGCAGCGTCTTTACCGGCAATGGCAGCAGCAGCCGTTGCCATGTTCATTTGAGTTTCAGCGCTGGCCTGCGCATAAATACGTTTGCGGCATTCCGCTTTAATGGTTGTGAGGCGAGCGGCTTTTTGCGCTTCATCAATGACGTCCTGAGGCACGCCAGCAGCTTTCAAATCTACTGCGCTCCAGGCAATGAAAGATCGGCCTGCATGCTTCAGGCTCAGGCTTTGGCCTTCAGGTTGATCATAGTAATCTGACATGGTTTCGTTCCTATGAGATCGGGTCAAAAGGGGAGATTGTTGAAGGCTTATGGCAGCTCATCAAGGGAGACGTTCATGATGTAGGAGTCCGTCCGTTCGTTTCTAGTGAAACGCTCCTTGAGCCCAGTCCCGGACGCCGTCATAACTGAAATGTAGATGCTAATCGGACCGTAATGCCCAATGACATGCCCCGCAGGCTCGCCTTCTTCAGCCGTCGGAATATGAATATCTCCATAGCGGAAGGTGACCCCCTGATTGCCCGTATGCACTGAAGTGGAGCAACTCACGACTGATGAGAAATGACTGGATGGAAGGCCCGCATATTCCGCTTCAAGAACCGGCACGTCGATATTCAGATAGCAGAAGTTGAAGTAACTGGACCCAACCCACCGGAACCCGTGGAATGCACGATATTCCTTCCCGCCGCTCGTAAAAGAGTACTGCTCAAATGTTATTTTCCGAGGTGTCTCTTCAGCACCGTAGATGGTGACATGGCAATCACGTGCAAAAACAGGTTCATCCATATGGTAATCACTTTGCAAATAGATGTAACCACGGCCATGACGAGGAATTAGATCAACCGCTTTCCTCATTCGTCTGAATGGTGCGTTTTGAGATCCATCATTCTCATCAGAACCATTTACAGCATCCACGTAGAATGTCCGCTGTAGCTCGGGGGCAACTGCCAGGATTTTTTGGATCTCAGTATCATGCTGTGAATAGGTTTTCTTGACTGTTTCAATAAGGTCTTTAGTGGACTGAACCACTTCATTCAGGCTTTGTGTCAGGCTCATTGCAACTGATCCTTTTCAATAGTGTGACGTTGAACGGTGAGGATTGAGGATGCAATTGAGGCATCCAATGTGAGCTGCTCGGTGTGGGCGCTGGCTTGTTGGTCAGCCTTGCCTTCCAGCACCTCAATCCGGCGCAGCAACTCGGCCTGACCACTCTGAGAAATGGAAAGCGCTTTACTCAAACTGCACACGGCATCATTGAGCTGAAAGATTTCATGCTGGAGGGCAATCATGGCAGTGGCCGTGCCTGCAAACTCCTCGCCAAAGAAGAGTTGCAGATCCACGTCACCACTTACTTGAATAACGTTCTGGGGAAGCCCGGTAAGGGCAAGCACAAAGGAAAAGGCGATTGGGACGCCAGGCGTGTACTGCGCCAAAGGTGTATCAGGATCAGACCAGACAGCAAGCAAGGTGCCATCCTCAAGCATCACGCCAAGCTCTGCCAGTGTGAACCCTGTATCCCCGTCAATCTTGGCTGTGATCTCCATCTGAAAATCATCCAGATAGCGAGAACCAATTATCTCGATACGGGCTTTTTCTGATTTCAGGCTGTTCTCATTGCCCGTTGGCGTATAGCGCGAAGTGCCAAAAGCAAGATGCGTGATCCTGGCATGAAGGCTGGCATCTGACGCCTCAAAAATAGATCGCATGCCAGCGCGCGTCAGTGTCGGATTAATGGCCTTAAGGCTCATGTCAAAAGCTCTCCATGAAGTGAAAGAAAGGAATGGCCGCGCGCAGTTGCACCGCAGCCAAACACTGCCCCCATCTGCGGCAAAACCGGCTCAGCTGTTTTTGCTATAAAAGCCACGCTGCGCGCCATTGCCCCAGCGCCTATGGCTGTTCCGCTTTGAGGAAGGATCGTTGCCCCTATGGGCTGCGTAAACGCATTGGACCGGCCCGCAAGTCCCATACTGAGCGAGCTTTCAAACTGCGCCCCGATCTGGAAACTAAAGCCCCGTGATTTGGGTTTGGTTGCAGAGATTGTGCTCAGGATGTTTTCCTGTAATCGCGCATCCAGTACCGGCCCATCTGCAAAGATTTGCTCATTTGCATAAGCGGTAATTTCAAACGTGCCAGGAACACCCGAGCCGCCCTCTTGCCACCACTCCAGCAAGTGAGCTGTGACCCCAAGAGCATCAAGCGCAGTCTTGATTGAGTAGGGCGTGCCTTTGTATTTGTGCACCTCTTCAGAGACGGCCAGCACCCGGCGTTTAACTTGTTCAGGCCACTCCCGGTCCCATACATCAACGGAAAGCTCCCAGCCCAGATGATCAAGCAGGCTTGCCGGTGCCCTCATTGGGTCAAGGCAATCGCGGATGACGTCAGCGGGAAGCCCAGACATGCGATCTTCAACAAGATCCAATGCCACCGCAACGGCTGCTGAGTTGGGCGGTAGTACCGTTTGACGCAAGGGCTTTTCATCAGACATTGCGCCAGCCTCCGGTGATGGAGTTGACTGTAAGTTTGACAGAAGACGCATATGGCGCTTCAAAAGGGCTTACCATCACATCACTTGCAGGCTTGGTGATAATCACCTCTTCAACACCATCAACCTTTAAAGCAGCTGCCAGAGTGGTTCGGTAAAGCGGGCGACCGATTGCCAGGCGGGTTGAGATGAACTTTTGCAAGGTCGCTTGCGCTTGCTCTTCAACGAGCGAGGCCGTTGCAGCTGAAACAACTTGCAGCTCTGCTTCAACTTCATAATGAACAGGCGTTGCAGAGATCACCGTCAGCTTATCACCCACTGGCCTGCGCTTGTCGGGTTTCAGGTTCTGATAAACGCTCTTCAACAGATCCTCACTCGCAGCCCCGTCTCCAGTCCTGGAAAGGACGCAGATCACGGGCTCAGCTGGAGGAATTGGCGGGTCCAGATTGTCATCAGGCCCATAAGGCACAACGTCCAGCACATCACCGGAGGCTTGCAAGGCCCAATACACATAAGCCCCCTCAGGCCCATAGGGAGAGTAGCTTTCCAGCACCAGCTGAATACGCGCCCGATAACTCTCATCATCTTCATAAATGATGTTTTCAGGGTCACTATCATCCAGCACCAGCCGGGCAACGCCTCGCCCTGCTCCGCGATGGTCAAGATCAGATCCGGTTGCCGTTGCAAGCAAAACGGATCTCACCGCCGCATTGATGCGCGCGTTCATGTAAAGCTCGCGTGATGCCCCTGCCTCGCTTAAGTAACGGGCGGGCGATGCTGCTATGGAGCGAGCCAAAGCCATGATCTCATCAGCTTCAGCCTGTTCAAAACGACCATCACGCAAATGACCGTCCAGCTCCGCAAGACGAGCTTCAAGCAAAGCAGTATAGTCCAGCTCCACCACAGCGGAGGGCTCCGGCAGTGTGGCCAGATCAAGCGCAGCATAACGGCTCATAGCGTGTTCCTGATGTAGGGAGTTAAAGGCCAGTAATCGGCACAGATAAGACTTGCTCGTCACCTTCCGGCGTACTGTCGCCGTGATGACCTCTTGGCAGATAGGTTCCAACCAGGTTCAAGAGGATTTTGCCAGGCTCAGCCTGCGATACATTGAGGGTGCTTAAAGAAAACCTTGGCTCCCATTGTTCCAGTGCTGTTGCCACAGCTACAAACAGCGCCAGAATGCCAGCATCATTTGAGGGAACATCAACAAGGCTAGGCAGATCAGATCCAAACTCACGCAGGAAAACCCGCGTGTTTTTTGGAGTTGAGAACAAGCGATTGATGGACTGGACCACATGAGCCCAGCCAGAGACTTCACCGCCTGTTGTCTCACTTAAGTCCTTACCAGCCATGTTCTAGCCAGCTTTTTGAGAAGCAGCTTTGCCTTTAGCGGATGCCGACTTTGCCGCTTTGCTCTTCACTTCCTCAAGCCGGATGCCAAGGGGCGGCAGATCGACTTGAGCCTGTTTTTCAAACAGCTCAATTTCCTCCCCCTTTTGGCGATAGGTTCCATGCAAGAAGCCTGCACGCAAAACACGGTAGCGTTTCTTTTCCATAGTGCTCTCCAATTAGACAGGGGCTCCGGTCTTAGATGGACCAGGAGTAACTCCAGAATGAATGTGAGTGTGATCGATTGTGGTGCCCTCAGACTTCACATAACCGCCGTTCAGATCCACATCGCCTGTGGTTGTGATGCCTGATGGGCTCAAAGTGATAGAAGTGCCAGCAACGCTGAAAGTCATCTGCCCATCAACCAATGTTATGGCCGCATTTCCAACGCTGAGCTTGAGCTGTTCACCGCCACCTGAAATGATAATTTTTGTTGCCCCAACCTGCGCCAGAACATAATCATCCCCTTTGGCACTCGGTCTGGGATTGCCTTCACTTGGAAGCGCGGCCCCAATGCGAGCATCGGTCAAATCTCCGCTCTCACTGTTAATTGTGACCTGCTGACCAACTGAAGGCGGGTTGTGGGTCTTGTTTGCCCCGCTTGCCGGTTCGGTCCACGGCAACCAGCCTGTGAGCATGGGACTATCAGAATCCGTTAGCCTAACCCGTGCCTTGCCTTTGGCCGCGTCGACTTCAGTAATCACCCCTTCGCGCGTACGCGAAGCTAAGCGGCGTTTGATCTCGGCAACCTCAAAATGCAGCTCGGCAAATAAGTCGGGCATGTCCTGCACCATTGCGGATGCTCCAATTTAGAGGGAACCGGCCCGATGAGTGCTCTCCGGCAGATCATTGGAAAAGGCAGCTGAAGGATTGAGTGCAGATGCACTGGTCAGATGTAAGGCATCGGCTTCAAGGCCAGTCAGACCATGCAGCGAGGAAAGCCGGTCATTCTCTTCCCGCCCATTCCAGGCAAGTAAACTTTGCAAGCGTTCACAGTGCTCAGGGTCAGTCTCTGCAAGCTTTGCAAGAAACCGGCTCCAGATCCCGGTCTCTGGCAATGCCGCGCCAGGAACAGGATCTGCAACCAGCTCAACGGTTATGCGCAACTGACCGCTTACCAGGCGCACTCCATCGCGCGCATTGCCATGGCGCAGCTCTTCACATGCCTTAAAGTCGGGAGCAAATCCCTTAAGCAGCTCAGACCATGGGTTGAGCGGATCAATAAGCGTGAACTTGATTTGCCGCGTTAAGGCATCAAGAAAAAACTCAAAGTTGGGGCTGGTTGCTGGAACCTCCAGACCAACCACAACGCTCTCACCCTTATCATTGGTCTGGGTCATCGCAGCTGTAATGCCGAAATTAAAGACCAGATCCAGATAGCCGTTGCTGCGCAATGAGCGACCATTCAGCTCGCCCGATTTGGAAACATCCGTATAGACGGCAATAAACGGCCCTTCTTCATCGGTGCGCAAGCTTCCATCGCTGCTCACCTGAAGCGCTGCCACTTTGCTATCAAGGATATTGGTACCCACCAGCGTTCCAGCCGCTTTGAGCGCCTCCACTGCGCAGTGACGCAATGCAATTCGGGCAAGAGACATTAGGCTTCTCCAAGTTCTAAAATTATACGGGAGGCATCGCGCTCAGAAACATCCAGGACTTCAAACCACGGCTTGCCAGCACGCGTGAGGGCTTGCACCTTGTCCCCGGTCCTGGGCATCGGCCCGTCATAGTCAGAGCGGGCAAGTTCTAGAAAGGAAGGCTCTGCAGAAAGGCTGGTGCGTTCTTTTTTCGATCCCTTGGAAAGGTTGAACACATGCCCGGCGCCACACCGCAAAATCGCATCTACTGCTACATTCTCGCGGAAAGGATCGCTCTGCTGTTCCCCGTCAAGGAAAGCCAGTAAAACTGGCTCTCCCATGACGTCATCCACCGCATCGGTGAGTTCGGCCCGAAGGTCATCAAGCTCAGACATGATCAGGTGTCACCAGCTCCCCCGCCTATTGGTGGGTCTTTGGGAGACTTACTACCCTGAGAACCAGTACCAGCAGGAGGTTCCTGCGACTTCTTGGTTTTGTCAGGCACATAAGCAAACCCCTCGGCAAGCAGATGATCTGCATAACCTTCAGGGGCAAGAAGGGGTTTGTCACGATCCTGACGAAAGTCTTCCTCTTTCCCCATTGCCTTGCCACTCAAAACGATCGAGCCATGGAGAGAAATTCTCTTCTTCTTCGACATAGACGTACTCCAAAAGTCCGGCGACAAAATACTGCCACCAGACCTTTCAATGAGATGTAGTTGGAAGGAGCTTTACAGTGTCAGCTTTCGAAGAGCTGCCGGCTGCGTACAAAGTGAAATGGCATTGGTTTGTACTTCCAGAGACACCCCTTTGCCATTGGCTTGCGGATACTGTTTCGCGTATCGCGGCAGGCCAGGAGTGTTCACCGTCTCAATGTAGTCAGCTGGTGCAAACCGCGTAATAAACAATCCTGGAACACCAACAGGCACGACCCGTGCCTCATCATGAGCAATGTAAGCTCCACCTGCATTGGCACTGGCACCAGCACCTGTCTTGTAACGTTCAAACGTAAAGCTACCAACTGTGAAGGTATCAGGCACAGCCTCACGAAGCTGAGCAGCTCCTGTTGTTGCAAGGAACGTTTCTCGGATACGCTTGTGGCCCCAAAGCTTCAGATGAAACTCACGCCCCGTATAAACGTGAAAACCGTCATAAAACGCATCAAGACTGTCTTCAATTGAATGCTGAACATCAGTGGCAAGGAGTTCATCCACCTTGGCATCTTCGTTGCCCAGATTCAAAGAAATGGCAGCAGGAACAGCAATATCAAAACGCGAGTAAAGATTGTGCAATGTTGCACCAGATCGGGACTTTACCAGGCCCTTAATCGCACCAACACGCTGATGCTCAATCGTCATGTCACAATCAGCAAGATGGCGATCCATCTTGGATGTCACCCGGTCCAGAACTTGTTCAACTTCGTTTTCACTGCCAAAGGCTCGAACATTCTGAACTTCATCAGCTTTTACCGCATCATCGCGCTGATAATGGTCCACCTCAAACGGAACCAACTTGCGATCGTCATCGCTTGTTGTCTCACCGGGGCCACCACGCGCCGAAGGCTCAATCAGTCCCAGTTTCCCATCTTTCAACTCAACTGAAACCAGCGTGGTGGTTACACTGTCTTCTTCAAACAGACCAGATTTACTGATCTGTCCAGGTCGATAAGGCATTTGGTTTACGGTTGCAGTCAGGCTTTGAACTGAGAATGCATCATCGTCAAAAATATCTAGTCCTGGCATCGTCGCTGCTCCTATCGAACTTTAATGAAGGCAGCAGCCAGCTGCTCACGTTTAGCGGAAATCTTTACAGTATCATCAACACTGTCATCAAAGATCAGCAGATCGGACTTCACCTCAGCCAAACCATTGACCACCAGTGCTTCGACTGGACCTGAGGCTGTATCTGTTCGAACTGCCAGAATGGCCGTTGCTGTTTCGGCGCCTTCCATCCCAGCTTCTTCTGCTGCTGGTGACGTGATGTACTCACCATTTGCAGCAGCCTTGCCAAGCACGGTTCCAGCTTCCAAAGTGCCCTGCCCGCTGGCAAGGGTGATCGTATCCGTGCTCAAGTTTCCATGAGCAGCGGACAGCAAAAAGGCCCAGTTACGGGCCCCTTGAACTTTCGTTTCCATGTCGTGCAATCCTTATGCCTGCTTGCGTGCGGCAAAAATGTCGGCGCGGTTGAGAGTTGCGGTTGCTGTGGTCTTTTGAGAACCGTAATTGCTGGCTTGATTACTTGACCGGAGCCGATGCTGTTCGTAAGTACTCGCCTGAGTGTTAGGCGCATCACCTGCAGGTTTTTCAGTTCCGTCTGCCTTAGGAGCTTTGGCAAGCATCTTCTGGACATCCTCAAAGTTCGTTGAGGTCTCAAACGCAAGGTACTTTGCAAGTTCAGTGCGTCCCACAGCTTCATCGCAGTTGAGGATCTTACCGATGCGCTCACGCTCTGCTGTTGCCTCATCAGCAGCGTTTGACTGCGTCTTGTCGGTGTTAGGGCTGGCGGAGTTAGCATCCGCCGCAGGTTGTGTCGTCATAGGCTTTGTCTCCTGATTAACAGTCGTTTGTGCGACGGATGCCGCTGGAGAGCGCTGAGGCTCAGCGCTCCAGTTCTTTGTCTTGGAAAGCTGTTTCAAAGTGTCGGGCGCGCAATTGTAAGTGCGGTAGTCAAAGGCAGACACACTCACTGCCTGGGCAGCTTCATCAACGGTTGCAAAACCTTGAGCCTGAGCTTCACTGCCATTCATCCAGGTTTCTGCAACCATCATCTGGCGCAGTTCTTCAGATGTCTTGCCGGTTACATCTGCGTAGATGTCTGCAAGCAAATCAGCCTGCTTATGCAGCAGCTCACCCATCGCTTCATGCTCTGCTGCTGTACCGCGTTTTTCTCCAGCAGGATCATGGATCATCATCATGGCCCCGGTGCGCATGGTGCGCTCATCACCAGCCATGGCAATAATGGAAGCAGCAGAAGCTGCCATCGCATCAATGATGACAGACACTTTGCCCTTATGCGTCTTCAAAGCGTTGAAGATGGCAATGCCTGCATCGGTGTAGCCGCCACCTGAGTTAATCCGCACAGTGATCGGCTCATCACGGCCATGCAGCGCAAGAGCATTCAGCACTTCCAATGCAGTGAAGCCTTCATCCCAATAGTTTTCGCCAACGAACCCATAAAGAATGAGTTCGCCGTCCTGTAAAATTCCCGGCATTTTGAAAGTCCTTAGAGGTTGAGTTCAGCACCAGCGAACTGAGCGAGCCCGGCGGCGAACCTTGCCGCCCGCTGCAAGGCTGCATTTGGCCTCATACTGGGCAATGAGCCTTTGCAATGCTGGCAGGTTGGCAGCTGAGTAGGTCACTTCATCCCGCCCGAAACGGACGGTCTCCCGGCGACCACCAGCAGCAACAACAAGCTCAATTTTGCGAAGAGCCGTTGCAACGTCACAAGGCTGATTGATGGAAACCATGTCAGAACCGATTTTGACCTGATCACTCATCGTTAGCCCCTTGCGTTTCGTCACGGCTGACTTCCGCTACCTGCAAAGTCTTTGGCTCATAGGGTGAGCGCATGCCCGCATCCAGATAGCGCCGGTGCTCGGAAAGGCGCTGTTCAAACAGCTCCTCTTCATCAATGCCCATTTCGGAGCATTCATGAGCAAGGGATGACGTGCCATTTTCCAACCGTGTGCTGGACGCCTTCGCGCTTTTTGCATCATCTGCCGTTGGCTTGGCTGGACCTTGCCATTGAGCCCAGGATGCTTCCTCGCGCAATGCAGAATAGGCTTCATATCCGCCCTTAAACGGGATACGCCCCTCACCCACTTCCTCATCAAGCCAGCTTTCGTAAACTGCCTGATAGGTTGGTGCAGCAATGCGTTCTCGCCGCCGGGTCACTACCGGCCAGATGCTTGCATTTTCCATCCGCACACTGGAGTAAGTAGCGTTGGAATAATCCATGGTTAAGCCGCCATAGGTGATCCCAATCGCCCGTGCCATTTCCCGTCCAAGTGATCCTGAAAACGGCAAGTAGTGAGGGCCTGGCGTTCCAGCCGTTTTGATTTCAAAATCTTCACCCGGCGCAATATGTGACACCGTTGGATCACTCCCCAAACTCACAGAGCTTTCAGCGGACTTATCCAAGGCGCCAAGGAGATAATCAGAAAAGGATTCTTTGAACTCCTTGCCTGCATCTGTGTCCTGCATCGCATCAATTGCAGCAAAAGCCTCTTCTGATGGCAGCTCGCTCTTCAAAACAGCAGCAAACAAGGTTTGCAGGATCGCCGTTTGCAGCGTGGCATCTTCAAGCATCTCGTGCTGGATATGCTTTCTAAAGGCAGAGGCCAAAACAGAGATCCCACGCACGTCACTTGCGCATGTGGGATCAAAGATATGCAAGACCTGAGCACGCCCAGCCAGATCGCGGGCGCTATATCTTGTTTTAGCTGTTTGACCGTTTCTTGCCTCTTCAAACAGATAGGAAATCGGACGACCATTCTCATCATGGTAGACACCTTGGAACAGACGTTCATGCTCCAGCGTGTCCTGAACCAACTTCTGAGGCGAGAACAAACAGAGCTTTGTTCCAGCCTTAATGCCGTAACGAGCCCGCTGAGCACTGCCCATGTAATCAAGCATGCCCGTCACTTCGCCAAAGGTGATGTAATCGCGCAAAGAGCAGTCAACCAGTTGAGGTAAGGTGAACTTTCCGCGCATATCGCATTCAGCGTGGTCCCAGGCGAAACGCTTCCAGCGCTGTTTAACAATCCGGCACCATTCAGCCGTTTCCTGCGCATCATAGCCCGCAGCACTTAAATCCGGCTTTGGATTGAGCAGCAACTCAGAACCAACCGTATCTGCAATCACCTGATCAACAGCACCTTTAAGCCTGCCTGAGTTTTGAATGATGTCACGAGCCAGCCCCGCACAGCGGCGCCAGGACAAACGAATATCATCCCTGCTGTTTGTAAGCGGAGCCGGACGTGTTGCCAGAACCCTGGACCGGGTATCGCGCAGATATCGGTTGAGGCTGCGAACTGCAACTTGCCCTGCTCCCTTCTCAGTTGGAACAGGTTTGTCGCCCCGGTTAAGCAACCGACCAAGCGCTTTTAACGGTTTCGCCATTTCTCGCGCCTCTTCCTGATGCGTTCCTGCCTCTCTGCCCCTTCTTTATCGTGAGCTTGAGCTGCATTTTTCTCTGTATTTTCGGTGGGTGGGCCTTCCTGTTTTGCTTTCACAACTTCAGGTGAGAGCAAATCCAGATCCTTTGCAGGCACAAGCCGCTTGCACAGCCGAGCCCAGTCATTGTCAGTATTTGAAGTCAGGCCCAAATGCTCGGCAATCGCCATGGCGTAGATCCGGCAATCAAGGAAGTGGTTATCTTTTCGGGACTTTTTCCATTCCTCAAGCAACCGGCCCTTCACCAGTTTCTGGTCAAAGTACTCAGCGGTGATTTGAAGAAAGTACTCTTCATCCAGCCAGACACCATAATGGCAGTAACCAGGTGGATCACACTCAGCACCAGCTGCCATGCCAGACTTGTGCAAACTGCCATAGAACTCATGCTTAAGGCCCCAAGTTCCAACCGGCCAAAGCTGAGAGCCACGCACCTTCACGCGTTTGCCCCGTTTGTTGACTGACTTCTTTTGCGGCAAGCCGATCGCTGGAACACCGCGTCCCCCTTGCCCTTTAATGGCGTAGGTATCTGGCCTTGCTCTGCACCAGCTGAGGACTTGCTCCATACGGCCACTGTCACCGGCATCCACCGCCAGACCATCCAGCCGGCGCTCCATGCCCCATGCGTCTTTGAAGCTCTGCTTGTAAAACTCATCTAGCTTGAGCCAGGCACCGGCCTTAATGTCGTCAGTTGAACCTTCAAGAAAGTGCGCATCCACGCACCAGCTTTGCCGGTCATCACCAAAGGCAACTGCCTCCACATAGATGCCGTAGTGCTGCACATCAGCGCCACCCACGAACAACAGACCTTCAGCCGGGATCTTGCCGCGCTCCAGTTGCTCGCGCCGCTCCATAAGCCGTTCATGCTTAGGAGCATTGCCGCGCATGGCATAAGCCTTGGCAAGCACCAGATTGGTGAAGTTCTTTTTGGCTGCTTCGCTGCGCTTTTCTGCGTTGATGAAGTCCCGTGCGATATCGCCGTAACTCATCATCAGCGAGCAAAATGCATCCACATGGAAACCCGGCTGGCGTCCATAATCTGGCTTTGTAGCAATGAACCGCCCTTTGCGAACAGCAACAACCCGCTCAGCTTCTGTAATGGAGTGGCCACATTCCTCACAAAGGTAGGTACTCTCCTCTGGATCTTCCCGGTTTATCTGGAATCCGCTCCACTCCTGCCGTTGTTCAAAGTCGCAGGACGGGCAGCGAATATGCCAGAACCGTTGGTCTGAACGCTTGAAGTCACGGTCAATGCGGCAATGGCCTGGCCCTTCACCATCTTCATCACCGCTATCATGTTCCGGGGTAGAAAGAGCAAAGATCTTATAGGATTTCTCACGGCGAAAGGCGGTGAAACGACCGAAGAAAAGTTCTTCCGGATCGCCGCCATTGTCTGTCTCTTCCCACTTGGAAACCTCGTCTTTCACCCCATACTTGATCGTCTTGGAGGAAAGATCCATTTCCGAGTTGGCATTGGCCAATGACAAGGCGCCGCCTGGAAATTTCTTTTCGTATGTGGTTGATCCTTTACCGCTACGGCTCGCAACAGGCTCTATCACTTGCTTGGATGTGCGCTTCTCCCATGCCTCAATCAAAGGCATGATCTTCATGGAGTTGGTTTCTTTCAGCGCCTGATCACCCGGCACGGCATACAAGATATTATCGAGCGCGTTTTCCGCCAGATAGATGCTCCAGGAAAGCCCCAGGATGGAAACACCGGTCTGCTGTGATTTGCGCACGCAGACATAGTTGCAAGGGTGATCAGCTGACAAACACGCAGCAATCTCCGGCAAGTAGGGAGCGTCTTTTGCATTCCAAAGCTCACCGCGCCTCGGCCCGTCCACCAGCTCAATGTTTTTGGGAAGCCACTCATGAAACGGCAGTGGCTTTTTAGGGCGGATCGTTTTTGCAAGCACCCGCGCAACAAGGCGAGCTGCACCATAAACTTTTGTGTTTGCACCTCGCAAACTTCCCAAAGTTTTCTGCATGGCTCACCTGTTGTTGTTAGAGTTCCTCCTGTTGCTCCCCTGCAAGCATGAGTTCTTCTGCACTGGCTTCAGCCCCGACCACACCCTCTGGCAGTTCATCGAACTGTGGTGCTTCCTGAAACGCAGTCTCCATTGCTTCAGCAATCTCTTGCGCAACCTCAAAGGCAACATCTTTCAGCGCCAAGCGCAGGCCATGGACACCATCCTTGGTGACCCATGCTGCCAGGTCATCTGCCCGATTGGGAAGCCGCGAAACAACAGACTTTATCTCACCTCCCATTTTGGCGAGCGCATCTTCCATAAGATCTCGGCGCACAAGCGCTCCAAGCTCCTCCTGCATTGCCAGTCGAAGCCTTAGAACTTTGAGCCATGTTTCCTGACGTTTACCTTCGTTCAAGCTTTGCGGATCGGCACCAGGTGCTGCCGGCATACTGCCCTCTGTTGCGGGCTGGCTTATTGGTGACGTTGGAACAGCGGGGAGCTTGGTGGTCGCTTTCAGCGGATTAGAAAACCGGGAGCGGATATGATCGTAGTGGGCAAGCGAAAAGCATGTGATCCGCCCGCGCCCATCCCGCTCAACTGGTAAACTGTGGTTGTCTGCATAATTGCGCACGTTTTTTGAAACAGCTGATTTGGAGACCCCATCCCGATCGGCAACTTGCACAAATGTTGCCATCACCAGAGGTGCATCATCGTGCATCTGAAAACCTCCGTTCTGGCAACCTTGGCAACCTTGGCAACCCTAACAACCCTGACAACTCAAATTTTCAACCTGTAAAACTGGCGAAACCCCGGGAGCTACGCCCCCCGCGTGAAAACGGTGTTTTGTACGGTCCCTTTTTTCTCAGCCGCTCGCGCGCAGCTCAAAGGGACCGGAGCAGCCGGTCTATTTCGTGCTCAAGGCGAGGTCGTAGCTTTTCATCAGCGACACTTTCGAGCACGTCCAGGAACTCATCTTCGTGGTTTTGAACATCAGCAGCGGGGTTCGGTCCCCACAGTTCACGAATTGGAAGGCTCGCTGCGCTTGATCGCTTGAACACTCCGGTATGAGCAGAGGCCATCGTCGCTAGGAATGTGCCTTGGTGTGTTCCCCAGTTCCGAACGGAAACCCCGTCCCGTGTCTGGCGAACACCGCCGAGTTGGTAGAGCGGTATCCAGCCAGAACGCATGATGACGCTGGCTGTATCTGCGCCCGTGTTCACTGCAACGGTTACGCTCCGAATATCCTTTTGCCGCATTCCTGTAGATGCTGCGGACTTTTGAATGACGCGAGTTTTGGCAATTGCTGTTGTGTGTTTGAGGGCCCGGGCTATCGCTTTTCCTTTGATATCACCCGGCAGATTACCAAGCCCGCGCATGAGATCATCCAGGTCTCGTTTGTCGAAGTTGACGGTAAACATTGTGAAGCCTTGTCGGTATCTCAACAAAAAACCGCCCTGTAGGTCTCACTCAGAGCGGTCTTCTTGCCGCTGTCAGGCTGTCAAACGACGCGGGTCATTTCAAGCGGCTGTGCTTAATTTGAGTATTCTTGCGGCCTTCCGATCAAACTCAGGTGCTTGAAACTTCTTGATTTTGTGAGTTTTCAACATTGGTAGCGCGTCTGCTATGATTTCGAGCGCCGTGCACCAATAGGTGTAGGTTTCGAGCAAAAACTCCTCCAAATCACTCTTTACGGATACGACATGCAGCTCACAGGCCTGCCCCACCCGGCAGCCCGGGCCATCATAGCCGTCAGGCTTAGCCAGCTTCGTGCCCGGACGCACAAAGAGCTCCTCTCCATCTGCCTGCCAATAGCTCATCACCGTGCGCCCAGTCCGATTACGCTTTTCCTGAAGCTTGCGCCCCGAAACAGCTGGCATTTCCGGCTGCATCCGCTTGCTGCCGTAGTAGATCAGCAAACCCGCAGCAAAAGCGCAATCATCTGACTGGCGTGCAAACTGCATCACCGTGTCATGAATTGCCTGCGCATCCGGGTGCAGATCCACACTTGAGCGACCACCGCCATCCACGAAGGTGCCAAGGGTCAAGTACTGCTCCAGACCGGGCATGGACCTACGCGAACTCAGGTGGCGTGCCTCGTCCTGTTTCAAATCGTCCATATGCGCCCGCTGTGTGGCATAGGTCCACTCCAGCAGACTGACCAGATCAATCACACGTACAGCAGATCGGTGCTCAAGTTCCGCCTTAACCCGCGCCGTGTAATGAGGTGATGATGTAATTGATTGAGCCATATGACACCCTCACCTTAAGCCGCGATCTGGATTCGACCGATGTAATCCTGAAGCTTCGCCATACGATGAGGCACAGCTGCATCACTCGCACACTCAATCAGCACCTCATGCGCAAGCACCAAACCAGCGTGAAGTGCATCAAGCACCTCTTTCCGCGAAGCACCAAGAGTATGACAAGCCCCGATCTCCTCCACACTCTCACCCTTAGCAAAACCCAGTACAACTAGGGCAGTTTCGCAACTAAGCATCAAGGTCAGGGCATGCAGTTGTGGTGTAGGTTGTGGCGTAGAGACTGCCAGCCAATCGCGTTTTTCATCCTTCACTGCTCCCAAACCAGCCAGAAGCAGAGCAAGCTTTTGTGCAGCTATTGCTTCCTTTTCTGAAAGCGTCACAGAGCGATCAAACTCAACGGGAAACTTCTGTTCAGACATTGCTTTCTCCTTCCATCGGGCCAACAGTAAGCACTGCTTCGCTGATTTTCTCGGCATAGCGATCCCGCCGCGCCTTAAATGCATTCCACATGATTTTGCGAGGATTTCTGGCAGGCAGTTCTTTGCCGCCCCAGTTCTTGCCAAACACCGCACGTAACTCAGCCTCTTCTTCCCGTGCCTGATTGCGCTTGCGGGCTTCACAATCCACCACCACACGCTCAATCTCGGCTTCTGTAGGCATTCGGTGATGGCGCTTGATGAAGTCTACCAAGCCGCCATGCCATTCGCCCTCCACAGCTTTGAGTGCCAGACTTGCGTCCGAACGCACCAGAATCCGCAGAGCAGCCTCCTCGGGCAGCCCCCACCGCCCTTCACTGGAGTGCCTTTCGCGTTTTTTTACTACTGAGCGTTCTCGCGCCACGGCTTCGCAGGCATCAAGGCAGACGCCGGGCAATGGCCATGTCTGAGTTTTCGCTCGGCGCATCAACCGCCAAGCAGCTTCACTCAGGATTTCCGGATCAAAACCCTCCAAGTTTTTGCAAAGGTCTGCGAAGTAGGCCTTGTCTGAACTGCCGGTGGTTCTGCTAAAAGTTCCCCTCAGCTCGTTCGCAAAATGCTGCAAAACTGGATGAGATTGGGGTGCGTTCATAGCGCGCCTCCCGCTGCAAACTCTGCGCTCAACTCGTCAATTGCAGCATTGCACCGTTCTCGAGAAGCATTTCGTTCTTTCATTCGCTTAGCAGCGGCTTGTGCGCCAAAATTCTGGTAGCTTGGATTGATTTGTGAGAGTTCCTCGCGGGATTTCATCGCAGAAACAACAGCTTTTGTGAAATAGTTCAAACTGTTCGGCAGCGCGGGGGCGCGTTCCAACACGATCGCAAGCGCCGGTTTCACATCCAGATCAAGGTTACAACCGACCGTAAACCAGCCCATAATCGGGTTTATGCCGCCAGCCATTCGTCCCACATCCAGCCCCGGCTTCAACCGTGCCAGTGTGCTTACAACCTCGTTTGCATAGCGTTTAAACGAACCATCCGCATGCGGTTTCGCTGGAGAGGACACATCAGTTTTCTCCTCATTCACCCCACTCGCAGCCACTTGTTCATCATCAATCGTTATATTTAATTCGTTATAATAGGTGTCCGCCTGAGCGGACAGGGTCTGTCCGTTTTTGAAGCAGTTTTCCTCAAGGCGAACAGCCTCTTTCTCAAGGTCTGGTTCAGGCAAATCATCCTGATCGTCTTCCGGTAAATCCTTATGGATAACACGGTAGGTGAAAGAGCAGTCACCGCCGTTCTTGCGTTTGCCGCCAGACCGCTCCAGCCAACCTGCTTTCATCAACTTATGAATGGCGCGATGCACAGTTGTTCGGCCAACACGTAGCAGCTCTGCAATCTGCACCATTGATCGGCAACAGACCCCAAATCTATTGGTAGAGCTGCAAAGCACACCCATTACTTCTTTATCGCGAGGAGACAATTCGGGATCCCCATAGATACCAATGGGCACATAAGACCATTTGCGTTTATCTGCTGTAGTCATTTCCCAATCCTCTCAACAACGCGATCTCGTGGTGACAGGCAGCTGTCTGACTGAATTTCTAAATTTCGGGTTGAGTTCATCTATCCGCTCCCTCGTCTTTAAAAGAAGGATGGTTGAAGTTGATCAGTGATCTGCGATTTCGAAGGTTCAGGCGTTAAAACAACTCGCGCTGAACCGAATTGACGAAAACTATGGTGGCGGACCGCGCTTAGAAGCCCGGCACTCCCGAGCTCTCCATTCAAGCCAATCCTGCGCCCTGCAAGGATGATCTAAAATCTTGTTTTTGGGCGCTTTGTTCAGAGCAATGTTGAGGGTCATGCAGCATGCCTCCGTTTACCCGCATAAAAAATGCCTGCAGCGAAGTTTGCATCCCAACGTCTTTCCGGCGCTCCAAACTCACATCCCTCCTCTGCCAGGAACAGCAGCAGATAGAGTTCGCTCAATCTTCGTGCTTCAGACGTGTCTATGCCGCTCCCAAGCAATCTTGTTTCAATTTCACCGAGAAATTGGCGATGAGATAAGTTGCCGTCATTTAAAAGCTTTTTCTGATAAATAGAGTTTGCATAGAGCCGCTCCAGAAACTCTGCAGCAGCAAGCTCTTCCCCCCAAGGCTTAATGGCAATATCGGGCTCACTTTCATCCCATGACGGAGATGCATGCATAAGCTGGCACTGCTCGTTGAGAAGCAGTTTCGTATCTACCTCTTTCACGCGCTTCAGATCGTCAAGCGAACCAACGCAGCCAATCCCCGCAGCTTTGCGAATGGCGTAATCGTGAATGACCTTCAGAGTCTCCAGCCAAACCTCCAACTGGTCCTCGTCAATCAGAGTGTTCAGCGCTTTCTTTACTGGTGTAACAATATCGCCAATATACGCCTCATGAGCATCATGGAGCAAAGCCAGCAAACGCAGCTCTGGATGATCCTCCTCACACACGTGGTCGTGTGCCAGACAGCAATGCTGAGCAACCGAATACGGCAGCTGTGTATGCCCATTGAAACGAGGGATACGGGCAAGAACCTCGGCAATCTCCCAAAAGCTTACAGCGCAAGCTTGAGGGTTAAGGAGATCCCATGTCCGGCCATAGCGAGTAGTAATCGTTGTCATGCCGCTTCTCCCCGCTCGGCAGCTTCAATCAGCTGCATCAGGTCGTTGAAGGTGGAGATGTAGTAGAGAGGTTGGGTTTCGCGCGGGTTGTTAGGGCTGACTTGGTTTTTGCCGAAGGACAGGCCCTTTTCTGTCAGCAGTTTGAAGCGTTTTTCCTTGCCGCTGGTGGAAGTGCGGGTGCGCTCCTCCAATATACCAAGGTCCAGCAGCACCTTGTTCACGGCGCGGGCGGAGCGGCTTTCTCCGATTTCCTTCAGCAGAGTTGTGAGCGCCAGACAGATCTTCTCATCAACATAGTCAGGCAGCATGTTGGTGGCGCAGCCATGGTTGTTGGCTACGGTTTCAATCATCTTGAGCTTTGAACTGTCAGACATGGCAAGCACCCGTCCCGCCGCTTCTGCAACAGCCATTTCCATTTCAATGGAGATGACCTGCGGAGGGCGGTCATAGTTGCTGGAAGCGCGCCGATCCCGATATTCCAGAAAGGCATCAACCAGCTTGCGTTGCCCTTCCTTTGATTTGCGGCCACCAATGAACGGCATTGCAATCAACGCTGCTCTTTCTGACAGCTGATACATCGGTTGATCTTTGTTCTGAGCGTTTAGGTAGGAGGACTGCGCAAATTCTCGCAGTCCTATTGTGTTGTCATCAATCAGGCTTCGCACGCTACGCAATACATCGCGATGTTCCCGCCCAAACACCTCCGCAATCACCAGAGTGTCAGTTACAGGCTTACCATTTTCAATTTTGATCAGATGTTGCATTCCGAAACTCCTTGGGTTGGTAAAAGCGTGCGGGTGGAGTGCCACGCGGATTGGGTGTGGGTGAAAATCTCTTTGTGGTGGGTGTGAAGAAGGGATTGCAGGGTCACAATGGACTGCACCGCCTCGCACTGATGGGGAGGCAGGTTGTTGCCGAGCGCGGACATGGCGTGCAAAAGCGCGCCGAACTGGGCCACAGCTAAATCAATATTTTCAAGGGAATTTCGAAGCTCACGGCACGCACGTGTCGCGTTATTTGCCAGCACTACCATGGCAAATCTCCTTTGGTCAGAATGTATCCAACCGCAAGAGAGGCCAATCTCTGGCGGCCAGACGAGCAGGATTGGCCTTACCGTCCCAAAGGAAAACGGCGCGCGTGAGCGCTCCCGCCCGCCTAGCCATAAAAGCAAAACGCCGCTGGCATAGACATGCCGCGGCGCATAGCGTGCGCCTTTGGGTACAGAAGGGAGGCCAATCCCCGCACGCCTTTGTGTGACGCGCTCACTGGCAAACCACCAGCTGAGCGGAATCATGGCCTGATTTGTACCTGTTGTCAACGAGCTTGGAATCGCGGATAGGTTGCAGATGCAATAAGAACATCGATTTGAAGGCGCTTGTAGATGTTTAGTAGACAGGTTGTTACACCCGAAACATTGGATTTCCGTGACTACGATGAAGCGCAGTGGAACTTTTGGGTCGAGCAAACTCAAGGAGGATTCACGAATATTTGGATTGATTTGAGTAATGCAAATTTTGAAAAAGCAATAATATCCGGTGCGTCTTTCGTTCGAACAATTATCAGCAAGTCTGAGCTCATACAGACCAGCTTCGTCAAAACTGACATGAGTGAAGCCAATCTCGATTTCTCCACTTTCTTGAACGTCTCTTTGGAAAACGTCTGCCTTGAGCGCGCTAACTTGGAGGCTTTTCAATTTAGAGGTGGGCGAAGTCATCAGGTTCAATTCACCAACGCAGACGCGAGGCGGGCTGAGTTTGATGATGTGACCTTTGAAGATGTCGATTTTACTAAAGCAAACTTCGAAGCAACGACATTCTCGCATTGCAGACTTCATTCGCCTGTTTTTACCCAAGCACGATTGGCCAACGCCGTGTTTGAAGATTGTACTGGAGCTGAAGCTAAATTTCGTATGGCTAAGTTGCAGAATGCCCGCATAGTTTCCTGTAACTTCGTAAAGGCAAATTTTAACCGCGCACGGCTTAAAGGTGCCAACCTTTCGGAAACAAATTTTGAAGGCGCAAACTTCAGATTTGCCAATCTCCAAAACACAACATGCGCTGAGACAAATTTTAGTAATGCAGATCTCAGAAACGCAATTTTGACCGATACCAATCTGCTCAATACAAATCTGACTAACGCCGATTTGCGCGGTACAAATCTCGTTGGCTCTATCTATCAACAAAGTCAGCTCAGAAACGCAATTACGGACGAGACAACGGTTTTGAATGATGAACAAAGCCCTGAGCAAAAACCGAGCGTACTGGGAGTAGATAAATTTCCGCTGGTTTTTGGCAGCGAAGAGAACCTTCACACGTCTAATAAACACGAAACCAAAGAGGCCATTGCTGAAGCTGCATCCTCTGAAGCTGCGACCGAAAGCGCAATTGCACCTGCTGATACACCACATGCTCTCTCCGAGAGTTACGCAGTAGACCCACGTGCCAGCTCTCCAGAGGAACCCGGAGACCTCCTTAAAAACTATCAAATCATGCGAGTGACAACACCGATCTCGTTCGTGAAAACTGATGGTAGTGAGGAGAAAATTATTCTTGAGAGCGTTGCCATACCTTTGTGGGGGAAAGGAAATCAAATTGGAGAGTTGTTTGAAAAGGCCGTAAGCCAACTTGTTGCGAATGGTGAAGCAACATATGCGATTGAGAGTTGGTTTGATGCCCTCACACAAGGCTGGCTTACACCCGAAGACAAGAGCCGCTGCTTTGATGCCGTCAAAATCGCATTGGATGAACACAAAGCCGTTGTTTACTTCGGTAGTGTCCACGATCTTTCGACGAAAGTCTTGGGAGGTGTCACAGGCTTTGTTACTTTTGTGGCTGACACTGGTGTCGAGCAAGTTGCTATTGGGGTGCTGGCAATGGGAACATCCCTCATCTTCCTGCAAATTTGTCAGTCTGTCGGAAAAGGTGCAAGTGGGGTTATCGAAGCAAAGTTTGAGCAAATTAAGAGACGAATGGAACTTGCCGACAAAGAGCCGGAAGACAGTTAGATGACCACCTTGCCCCCCGTTCCACCGAGACCTTTCCGCTCCTACCTGCCAGGACAACTGCGTGGGTTTGGGTTTGTTTTTGCGGGTAATTTGTGGAGCCTGGGCGGTTATCTGATTTATCAGGGCGGCGCGTTGCGGGACTGGTTTCTGGCCGGGTTTCTCTGGATTGTTGGGGCGGTTATCGTTTACTGGCTGGCTACAAAGATAGCCCCCGTTTTCAGCCCACTCAAAGCCCTGCTGGTCACCCTGTTCTTTCAGGTGCAAATGTTCGCCGCCATCGCCCTCATCCGCGTTAGTCTGGCGGATTTCGAGATTGAGGCCCTCAACCAGCTGAGCATCACCCAAATGGTTCTGGCGGTCTACATCCTCATGATCCCCATAACCCTCCTCACCGCCTTCATAAGCTGGGTGAGGCAGAGTTGATCCTGCTCTAAGCGCCTGCCCCATCACGCAGCAGCCCTCCAATTGTCATTGGACGACCAGCATCCTTTGGTTGAAGACTCAGAGATACGCAGCCTAGTGTGCAAGGCTGTTACTTTATGCTGATTTGAGAGCTGAGAAAAATGGATCAGAAAGAAAAGACTGATTGGTTTGAGGTCTATCAGCCCTACCTGGCGTTTATCTATGCCTGTGTGGTTGTAATCGGCTTCCTTTGCGCAATTCTCGTCCCCAGCAATCCGTTGATTTTTTGGTTCCCCAAAGATGTTCCTGGAGCGGAGATTTGGCGCAACATCCTTCTTGGTATCGTGGCTGTTGTAGGTTTTCCGTTTGTTGTTTGGAGAAGTTTCACAGCCCACAGGCAAGCAAACATAGCGAACCGCCAAACGGTAGTTGCAAACAAAAATCTTGTACTGATTGAGAAGGGGCACAATCTGGATCGGTTTGAGAAGGCTGCGCAACTCATGACAGAAAGTGATTACGCCCCCAGATTGGCAGGGTTGTCGCTTATGTTTGAACTGGCGAATGAGTTTCCCAAAGAATACTACATGCTTGCGCAAAAGCAGTTTTGCGGTTTGATCCAACTGACTGGCCGAGAAGTTAGCTCGCTGTATGATTTGCAGAAAGAAAGCAGAGAAGAAGTGGGGCCTCCTAGATCGAGTATAAGAAAGAAGGATAAGGAGCTTTCTTACGCCGTCGCAGATCGTCAAATTCACGCAGCTAAACGGTTGGGGCAAGAAGCCATTCTGTATTTCTCTCGACTTCGAGCAGCTCATTTTGAGCATGAAAATGACTGGAAACCAGAAATGATCGGCGCGCAATTTTCCGAACTGGAAATTGTTCATGAAAAACTCGAACTCAAAGGTGTTGACCTTAGTTACTCGAGTTTCCAAGGCTGTAGGATCAAAGACGCTGATTTCTCCGAGGCTTACATGAAAGGCTGCAACTTTAAAGATGCGAATTTCTGGAGTTGTAATTTTTCCAATGCTTGGCTCAGAGACATTGTAAATATTACGGGAGAAACTTCTTTCCAAAATAGCGTATTCAAGGATGCTGCATTTTCTGTAGCAGGATCTAGACGCAGAGATCAGAAGAACTACAGACTCTTTTCGAATGCCAATATAGACGGACTTAGAGTTCTCGATAGTGTATACTCGACACTTCCTAACTTTCACCAAAATAAAACAACGCCTATAGACGAGGAGTATTTCTCCCAGCCAACACAACCCGCCTAACCCCCTCACGCCACTGCCCTCCTCGCGTTTGCCAGCTCACTCGGGCGTGGTGCGCCGACCTGTTTGCAGTAGCGGTTGACGGCTCGGCAGACGACGTGGACGCTGACGCCGGAGGCGGTGGCGATGCGCTCGTAGTTCCAGTGGAACTGACAGCTGAGGCCGTAGTAGAAGCAACCTCGGCAGAAGACATCTTTTTTGCGTTTGCTGTTTGAGGTGAACAGGCGGCCCATGGGCACCTTGCAGGTTTTGGCCACGCCAGCTGCAAAGGTCTGCACCTCCTCTGGCAGTGCCTTGTACAAGCGGATTTGCGGGGTGAGATGCGCGGTGAGGCTCTGCACCGGATGCAAGGGCACTCCGTTGAGAACAGGCACGCCGGACAGGATGAGCCGCTCGGCGGTCTCTGTCTTGATCACCCCTTCAATATCGCCCTCTGAACAGCCATAGATGCCAGCGATGGTGCGCAGGCTCATATTGTTGGTGTGGTGCTGGACAATTCTGCGCCGGATGGTTGGGGACTGGATCATTTGACTGCCTCCCGCTCGATGGCCTCGCAGGTTTTGTCCAGCTTGACGGCCACGCTGATCAGTTCTGCGATTTCCTTGCGCAGGTGGTGGCGCTTCACTTCATCGGCAGAGACTTTGCCATCATCCTTCAGGCACTCGGCCACGCGGGAGATCACATCAGAGAACTCTTTGGAGAGCAGTCCCATGTTGCCGATCCAGTCGGGCTCGGCGGCTTCTCGTGGGAGTTTGACCAGTGCGTGGCCGCTCATGCGTGCCAGGATGCGGGTGAGCACCGGATCAGCGGCCTCATGCTCCAGATCGGCAATCACGTCCACCGGCATGGCATCTTGGCTTTGCTGGTTGCCATAGCGGGAGAGCTGGCACGGCGCCACGCGGGTGACCATGCTGGCCGCTTCCACCCCGCCATTCAGCTTCACCAGAGCTTTGGAGTAGGCAAACAGGCGGGAATAGTCAGATTCCGGCAGGGTGCGACTGGTCTGTGAGCGGGACATGCAAAACTATCCTTCAGTGTTTCGCTGACAGCGCCCGGTCAGTCTTGCAGACTGACCGTCCAAAGCAGCGGAGCCGAGCTGATGCAGGCAGAGAAATGGAATTTGGAAAAACTGGAGCGCGATGCTGAACGGCAGAACCATGAATGCCGGCGACAGATGCAAAGTGCCCTCTCCGCCTGCCGGTTCGCTCGGTGTTTTTCGGGCAAGGTCAGAGAGGAGTGTCATCGCGGCGCTCCTCTCCGTCTTCCGAAGCATGCTTCCAATTGAAAAGCGTACGCGGAACGGAAACGCCTTGGGACGCTCCCATACTGTCCAGCACATCAAACCAGGCCGCGGGAAAGACGCCCTTGCCTTCGGCGGCATAAATTGCGGATTGCTTGACGCCCAAAGCCGACTTAACAGCTTCGCGGCCCAGTGATTGGAGAACTTGCTTTGCATCGGTCATGATGCGCAATATTACAAATATTTTGTTATATCACAAGTACAAAATAAAAAAGCTTCCAATTTTTTTGTAATCTGGAATCTTTAAGGCCATGAAAGAACCAGAAGAATCCTCGACCAAACACGTTGCCGAGCGCCTTAAATGGCTCAAGGAATACTATGACTTGAGCACAAAAGAGCTCGCGAGCAGTGTAGGCGCGAGCTACACCCAGATGGCAAACTGGGAGAATGGCACACAGCGCCTATCCCTCAAGGGTGCGCTGGCCATTAACGACACTTACGGCACCTCATTGGACTTCTTGTTCATTGGGAGAGTTGAGGCATTGCCACAGAAGATTGCGAAAGCCTGGGCATCCAGACCACGCGAGAGCAGCTCCAATAAATCGAGCGATAGCCCTGTCGAATAA